AGTAGCCTTAGGTTCATAATCTAATAATTCTTGTTCGGCACTATCGCCTTTTGGTTTACCTACCTTATCAATCCATTTGTCATCTACTATAACATGACAAGTAGCACACGCACAAGCACCACCACATTCAGCGTCTATATTTTCAATATAACTAGCACGTGAATAATACTTTGAGGCCTCCATAACGGTATTAAACTCAGGACACTCTACCGTTTCAATTTCACCATCAGTAGTTTTAAAATGTACCTTTACTTGTTTCATTACACTATAAGTTTTGTTTTAGGTTTTACTAGACTACTTGTATTTTTATCGTAAGCGTCTATTAAATTTTGATCTGGATTAGTTTCGCAAATTATATTTGCATGTTTGATTTTAATAACCTCATCTTTTGTATAAGGTATGTATGGATGAAAACCTATTGACATAGGTTGTCCTGGTTGACCTTGCATTGGTATTAATACAAATGCTTTCTTTATATATTCATAATCTATATGGTTTACAACCTCATCACCTTCATTTAATGGATCGCCCTCATCAATAGGCGTACCAATCACGTCTTCTCCTGTTGAGAGTCTGTATAATCTAATCATAATATATCCTTTCAATTACTCAGATTTTGTTTCTTCGTTAACTACTTTCTTACCAATGTTATATTTCGCTTGTAAATTCCACTCTTTTTTTTCTTTAAAAGCTATGATTTTTATTTGTGATAAAGGCGCTTTGTTTGTTGCGTCTTCGGTTTTTACTATTGTTAGTAAATTCCAGTCTTGCAATAATATAGCAATTGTGTTTCTTCTTTGCACATCATTTTCTATTAGAGTGGCTTTCTTGCCATCTAAAGCAAATAATTCTTTAAAATGTACTATGTAATATTTACCTTGTTTATGAAGTATGTGGCAACTTTGAAATAAAGTTTTATCTTTACGACTTGCAACACCTATTCGGGATAAGGTTTCCCTAATTTTTAAAAAGTCATCAGGTTGATTAAGAGTAACCTCTAACATCTTATCTGGTGACCAATTGAAACTTTCTTCACTCATCTTTTTCTCCCACCCTTATCAAGTTTTTCTTTGATAAGATTCAATTGTTTTTTATCTAGTATGTCAAGGGCTACTTTTGCTTTTGCATTACTATAACCATAATATTCTTTTACATACTCTAAATTTTTTGACTTAGCAGTAGTTGTCCACTTGCCACCAAATCGTTTTCTCTTACGAATACTATTTAGTAGAAAATGAAACTGAAGACGCTTGTTAAGGCCGTGATGAATATTCATCTCGTTTGCCATCATTATTGAGTCTACATGTTGAGATAAACAACGATTAATAATGTAAGGTGGGAACTTCTTTTCCCAAGTCAAGTCTGTACCATCAAGCAAATTAACTTTACTAAAGTTTATTGCGTTTAGATAATCCGATAGTTTATATTCGATCATTATTAGTGCTTTTCATGTTTTTTGTGACCTTTGTGTGATCCCATATAATAATCGCCTGGTTCATAATTCCAGACTTTACCGTGGTGTCCTCTAACATCAGCCCAAAACATTCTGCATTTCACAATAAGTGTTCGCCAAAAAGTTCTTCGTGCCATATCTCCCTCTACTTAAATTTACATTCTGCCATAATTTGTGTCAAACAGGCAACCATATTTATCTCATGGTCCGCCACGAAGGCTGATTTATATTGGTAATCTGCAATCGTTAAGACAGCAGCAGGGACTGATTGAGGTTGTAGATTTTTATATAAGATGTCATAGATACCTGAGAATAAAGATGAAGGATCTTTGTCTAAGTTTTGAATAACCCATTTACGCATATCACTAAACCTTTTTTCTTTTAATAACTTGACTAATTCTTTATTATTAATCTCTGATAAAGAAACAAGTATACCACTATCTATTTTACCTCTTACAGAATATCTTTGTAGTTCGTTGATAGTTCTTCTAAAGTCTGGATAGTGTCTTTGTATTAGTTCAGCAAGTACCTTTTTATCAAATTCTATGTGTTCTTTTTTAAGAATATCTGATAGTCTGCCCATAAAAGCAGTAGCAGTTTTAATCTTTTGACCATTTGTAATACGAAAATCAATACAAGTACAACGACTATGTAAAGCAGGTATAATCTTATTCTTAAAATTACAAGTAAATATAAATCTACAATTCTTGTAAAATGTTTCGATAAAGTTTCTTAATGCAGGTTGAACAGAGTCAGGATTCATATAATCTGCCTCGTCAATAATTACAACTTTATGATTAGAATTGCCATCTAAAGAAACACTAGACGCAAAATTTTTGATTGTAGTTCTTAAAGTATCAATGTGCCTACCCTCATCTGAACCATTGATGATGATATAATCAACACCTAGTTCTTCACATAAGGCACGAGCAACCGTTGTTTTGCCCGTACCTGCTGTGCCAGAGAGGAGAAGATTAGGTAGTTCTTTGCTATCTAAAAATTTTAAGAAGGTAGATTTTAAGTCTTCACTTAAAATACAATCTGATATTTTTTTAGGACGGTATTTTTCAACCCATAAAAAGTCTGACATTCAACACCTCTAAAATGTTGAATCAGCTTCTAATGCAATCCAATATTGCACAGGAACTTTTTTGTTTATGAAATGAGCAATCTTTGCCTTAGATAATGCAACATCATATTCGCCAGGAATAATCTTCATATTCTCTGCCTTGATGTAAGCAGTAAACTCAATATCAGTAGTACCAACTTCAATAGATGATACATTTGAATTACTATTTTTTTTATCTAATGCAACTAATTTAATTTTGCCATTCTCACCTTTAAATGCAATATCAGGTAGACTTAAATTTGTATATAGTTTTTTGACAGAATCATAGTCACTATTTTTTAATGTAAATGTAACCGTCTTGTCAGGCATTTGTATTGCTTTAGTCGGAACAACTAAAGTAGATTTGTCAGCAAAAGCATATCTTGCTGATAGAGAGGAACTCTCATCTTTGATTTGTAGATTAGCAGAACCGTTAAACTTTAATACAGGTTTTGCAAAAGAATCTAGCGCTCTTAAAAACTCTGGTAAGTCATATACGCCAAACTCTGATTCAAACTCTTCAGCAACATCTGCTTTTGCCATAATGTTTTTCATTGTTGACATTGTAGCAATTGATTTGCCTGGTTTGAATAATATATTGTTGTTGATGTCTGAGAAATTTCTCAATACACTCATTGTCGCTTCACTTATTTTCATTTCTTCTCCTTGTCATAATTTAATAATAGTATAACATAATGTACTGCCTTTAACAAGTCAGCACGATTATGGCCGTTCTTCTTACCATATCTACACAAATATTTAATTGCATTTGCATGGCAAAAATCTTTTCCAATGTTAAGAGTTTTTAGTAAATCTAAAACTTGAAAGCCATCTTTACCTTTTGAGTAATGTTGACCATAAGTAGATGAAATATATTCACCTATCTCTTTAAGGATTTTATCTTCATTGTATTTCATAATATAATTATATCACTATATTGCGTTTGAGTCAATAGATGATTGTAAATATTTTAACATATGCTCTGGTGACGATACCGTATAAGGGTCATCATCATCGCTGTATTGATTGAAACCTGGTTCTACAAATCTCATCTCTACAACACCATCATTGATAACAGCAGAGTATCTCCATGATCTTAAACCGAAACCTTGTTTAGGTTTGTTAACTAACATTCCTAAATTTCTAGTAAAAGTACCACAGCCATCTGGTATCATCTTAACATTTTTTATTTGTAAATCTCTTGCCCATGCGTTCATAACAAAGGCGTCATTAACTGATATACAATATACATCATCAACATGCTCTTTAGTCATGTCTGAATACATTGTATCGTATGTAGGTAATTGTTGACCTGAACAGGTCGGTGTAAATGCACCAGGCAAACTGAATAGGACTACTCTCTTGCCTTTAAATAAATCGTCTGTTGTTTTGTCAACCCACGAGCCACCTATAAAAGTACAACCACCTTTTTCATCGGTGTCGCCTGTTCTAAATTTAAACGTGTGTTGTTTTATTTTAAGATCCATAATATATTCTCCTTCAAGTGTTAAGTGAGAGGTCAGTATATTGTGGAGGACTGACCTCTCTATGTGTGGTGTATAATTATTTATACACGACTATTATTATAATAACAAATTTTTTTTAATTTGTCAAGCCCTAAATTCCCTGCATACGAGGGTCTTTAGAAAATAGATTAGTTTTTGCCTTAGGTCTGGCAATACTATCTTTACTTCTTTTTCTTAGTTGAGCTTTAGACGATTCAGATTTACTTTTCTCTTTTCGTAAAGCTCGTAGGTCTTTAATTAAGTCCATACTAACTCCTTTAAAAGAGCGTTTCTTCAACCTTTATGGTTTACTTCCGTCCGTTTCAGGATAAACGATTATAATTATTTATATAAGGGCGGCGATTAAACCGCCCCTATCTATGATTACTTAATGTCTATTGTTTTAAGTTTTTTAGCGTCTGGAATAATCTTCTCCATTGACACTTTCAACAAACCATCTTTTAACTCTGCACCTTTGACTTCTACGTCATCAGCAATAGTAAATGATCTCTTAAAGTATCTTTTTGAGATACCTTTATGAATCATATCCTTTTCTTTAGGAGCCCCTTTTCCAGGTGCTACACCTAGTGACTCTCCAAAAGAATTAACTTTTGATTCGATAGTCAATGTATTGTACTCACTAGTAATCTCAATATCTTTTTTATTGAAACCTGCAAGAGCAATCTCAATATCAAATTTATGAGAACCTGTCTTAACTAGATTGTATGGTGGATAGTTAACTGCAGGTACATCAAACATTGATTCGAAATGATCGAACATGTCATCAAATCCTACTGATAACGGTCTTAGTTGATTGAAAATAGATAGTGCTTTATTGGTCATAAAACCTCCTTTTGTTAAGCAAAGTTTATTTTCTGACACCCTATAAGGCGTGTCTATAATATTATATAATAATTATTTATATAATGTCAAGCGTGGTAGTGGTAGGTCTCACCCACTTTTACCCTAACTCATCTTACTGAGCCTATACCCATATGGATCTACAAAGACCAATGGACCACTATGCCAGTTTCCTTTTGTCACGGAGTTAAACTGGCAAAGATCACCGATTTGCTGGGGCTGCCTAAGCAGCCCCTATCTACACCCCTAAAAGGACTTATGAATTGCCTTCTAGTAATAATATATATATCAGACACAACGGCGTAGAAACTTTAAATTTTTTTAATTTTAACACCTTTAACCCATTGATAACCCAACATTTCATCATTTTTCTTTTGGGCTTTCTTTAGAGTTATAGCACGAGTCTTCATAACTTCTCGTTTTTTCTCTGATGGTTTCATAAAGTATTGACGCTCTCTAGCCTCTTTTACTATGCCTGCCTTTTGTACTTTCTTTTTTAGTACACGCATTGCCTTCTCTAGGTTACCACCTCTTACTTCAACGGTTATACTCATTGATTTTCCTTTCCTTTTGGTTCAAAAACTGGTATCTTATCTCCTCCTAAATCATAATCATGGTATGTATTAGGTTTAGTATTCTTATATTCAGGTAAAGGTGATGTACCATGTGCTTTACCTTTCTTAACATCATCATTATCCCAATGTGGAATTTTAGATTTTTCTAATGCACCTAATACTGCAGCTGCACCAGGTTGTAATTTTTGTACTTTACCACCTTTATCTAAAAATTTCTTCATCATTTCGTCACGTTTTTCCTGTGACATTTTAGGTTTAGCGTCTTTATCATAATCGTATATACCCATTATATTTCCTCCTTCAAGTGTGGCATTTCAATATATGTTATGCTTTCAATCTTCTCTTTATCTACTGCCCAATCCCAAGCGTCAATCATAGACTTCCACTTTGTATCAAATGTATTCTTAGCAGATTGTGTAGGATGATATACAACAAGTTTGATTCTCTTAATGTTGTTTTTACCATCTTTAATTTCTTTTACTGCCCTCTGTACAACATCACCGACAGATAACTTACCAGAAGATAACACACTCACATAGGTATGATAATCTTTTTTAAGTTGATCTACCATGTCTTGTATTCGTTTATCTGTTGAGTTCTCGTACACAATAAAGTTCTTAGGTTGTTCTTGCAACTCTTTTTGTTTATTGTATTGAACCGTTATATTAGTTCTAATTCTAGTTCTTTGTTTACTAGATAGGTTATGATTGTTTAAATGTTGAGCAATACTTTCTGAGTCACTACCAAACTGATTAGCAAGTACCACACCAGTTTTGATAATATCATCTTCAGTAGATTGTAAAGTTAATACTGAATTTATAGGATTCAAATATTCACCTAATGCTCTTATTTCTTCATCTGTCCAATCACTATGTACACTCTTAGGTACGTTTAAAGTAGGCATGACAAAGCAGTTCTTAGACTTCTCTATTGCCTTAAAGGTATGATTACCACCTATTCTTAAATCAACTTCTTCACCTCGTACCATTCTATCTCTTAGTACGATAACTAGAAATTTTTGTTTAGTGGTTTCTTCAACTACTTTTAGATTACCTAAAGCAGAGTCAATCTTCTCAATTAAACCATCAACGTGATTAGGGTCAAGGTCTTTATCTCTAATTTGTAAAGACTTCATATCATTTAAATAACTACCCTCTACAAAGTAACCTTTATCATTCTTAATATTTTTTTCATTATCTAAGGATACGTTTACAAACTTGCAGCCTTCTAATGTTCTATGTTCTAGTATCTGATCAGCAGCCTGTTTCATCATATCAAGTCTAGGTTCTCTTATAACCTTTTTAGATACGATACCTCTACTTAGATTATATGACATAGGATCTTTGTCAGCATTTGTGTCATTAATTAAATCAGACTCAAATTTTTTCATCTGTTCAAGGTTATGACCTACTTTTATTATACGCCTTGTTATCTCACCCTTAGACATTGCAATCATTAATTCTTTATTGTTAGATGAGGTCTGATAGTCTTCAGGACTTTGTGTACTGATACCAACATACCACATATTGTTTTTTATATTGTGTAAGATATATGCCCAAACAGGTTCACCCTTGTAAACAAGACTCTCTGTTGGTAACTTGTGGCCATTACTGGCCACAAGCGGACTTACACTATGGATGAATTTTTGGTTACTTAATAGATTAGACATTCATGTCCTCCTCTTCACCATCCTCATCATCATCGGAATTCTTTTCGTTTAAGATTTCTGCCTCTTCAGCATTTTTCTTATCTTCAAGTATCTGTTCAACTGAAGCACCACTATCAACTTTAGTGTACAAATCAGTAAATGATGTTTTAGTATCATCATCAAATCTATTAGTACAAACAGCGATTGCCTTCATTTTGTTTTTAAAGATACCGTATGCCTCAGCAATATGGACAAGTCTTCTAGTTGATATAATCTCATCAACGCCGCCATCATTATAAGTTTTTCTTATAACATCAGCCCAAGTCACTAGATTGTGAGCAAACTTAACATCACTCTTACCTGCACTAACAAGTTTTTGAGCAACAATTTTTTCTTCAATCTTAGCAGAAGGATATTGTTGTTCAAAGGTAACTGGGAATCTTTCTAAGAAAGCCTCGTTAAGAACATTAGTACCGATAAACTTACCGTCATCACTACCTTGACCTTTAGTGTTAGCAGTTGCAATCACATTAAAGCCAA